CACGGTTGTTTGTGACTATTTTCTTGACAGTTTTCTTAGACACGCCTATACTGCCCTCCAAGATGAATCCTGAGTCTTACAATCAAGCTCGGAACACCGCCGTTAAAGACCTCGCAGATGCGGTGAATCAAATGAAGCTTATTGAGCAGAGAATTGCCCGTTTGAAACAGACCATCGCCAGCCTTGACGCCCTGATTGAGGGAGAGGAAGCGGCGGTATCTGAGACTACTAAACAAACCCAAGTGGGAATCACGCAGGCTTGTCGAGAAGCCCTTAAAATCGCCAATGGGCCACGGACGGCCAAAGAGATTAGAGACTGGCTTGCAAATTCCGGTTATGAGTTGAGCGAACAAGAGAACGCTCTGGCGAGCATTCACACTGTATTGAAGCGACTTGTTAAAGCGGGCGAAGCGGCTACCGCAACCAGCAAGGAAGGGAAAGCCACCTATGAATGGATTGGCGAGCGCGGCAACGCCTTTACGACTGCTATCCAGCAGGCGAACTACGAGGCGGCGAGCCGCGTCACTGAGATGGTCCGACAAATGATGGCTGGTCCTGCCCTTGAAGGCGCACAAACCGCAAGGCGTATTCTTGAAGAGCAGGCGGCAAAGGCCAGTTCCTTTGACCACGTTAAAGCTATTGATGCTCAGATTAGAAAAGCGGTCGAGTCTGCGAAAAAGAAAGACTAAGGGGTTTTGGAAGGTTCTTTGAGAAGTAATTAACGGGAGGGTGGTAGAGAGGTTTAATACACCGGAACTAGACTCCGGCAAACCTCCGGGTTTCATGGGTTCGAATCCCATCCCTCCCGCCAATTTTGCAATCCCGGCGAGTGCTAGAACACCCGCCGAGACATTCAACCACGCACAGTCGAAGCTGTACGGGCCTAAGCAACCTAGATTATATGCGCTCTGGCTGTGCCTTTCCAACAATGGAGATACAGCATGGACGCCAGAGAGCAGCGCGGGCTTGAAATTGCCGCTAAAGCGCGAATCGAACGCAGCGGCGACAGATGGTTCGTACCTTCCCAATCGGGTAACGTAGGCCCAAACGGCAATCGCTACGTTGTAACGCCAGACGTTTCGAATCCTCAATGCACCTGCCCAGACCACGAGACTCGCAACGTCAAATGCAAACACATCTGGGCCGTCGAGTTTGTGATTCAGCGCGAGTTCACGTTTGACGAAAAGACCAATACCGAAACTGTCATCGAAACGGTGACGGTCAAGCAGACCTACCGCCAGCAATGGACCAGCTACAATCAGGCGCAGAGTCACGAAAAAGAGAAGTTCGTTGAGTTGCTTGCCGATCTTTGCAAAGGCGTAGACGAAGAACCACAGAAGACAGGCCGTCCGCGAGTGCCGCTTGCTGACATTGTTTTCGCCAGCGCGTTCAAGGTGTATTCGGGTATGTCTGGTCGGCGCTTTATGTCCGATCTGCGCGACGCTCAAAACAAGGGCCATCTGTCGAAAGCCGCGCACTACAACTCGATCTCGCGCTATCTGGAAAACGATTCGTTGACGCCCGTTCTCAAGATGCTGATTGAGGAAAGCAGTCTGCCGTTGCAGGCGATCGAGTCTGAGTTCGCTGTCGATAGTTCCGGTTTTTCTACTTGCCGCTTCTACAAGTGGGTTGACGCGAAGTACAGCGATCCGAAGATTATGGCGAGGCGCGATTGGGTCAAGGTTCACTTGATGTGCGGCGTTAAGACGAACATCGTCACCGCCGTCGAAGTGTCCGAGCGTTACGCGAATGACACGAAGTATTTCAAACCTCTTGTTGAATCGACTGGCCGACGCTTTGTGATGCAGGAAATCAGCGCGGACAAGGCGTATTCGTCGATGGCGAACCTGAAAACCGTCATAGACCATCAGGCGACGCCGTACATTCCGTTCAAAGCAAACAGCAACCCGAACGTCAAAGCCGGACTTGGACCAAACCGAACCACCAATGCGCGACGCAACGAAAAGAACATCCTTTGGCGCAAGGCATACCACTACTATGAGTTCAATCGCGAGTTCTTTCTCCAGCGTTATCACAAGCGCAGCAACGTCGAGACTACGTTCAGCATGATCAAAGCAAAGTTTGGTGACGGGTTGCGTAGTAAAACGCAAACCGCTCAAGTCAACGAAGCTCTGTGTAAGGTGCTTTGTCATAACATCGTCTGCCTTATTCAATCCATCTTCGAACTTGGCATTGAGCCAACCTTTTGGACACAAGAGCTATGAACGCCGACGAACGAATCGCGCTAATACGAAGAAAAGTCGAATGGGCCAATACACACTTCGAGAATTTGGAACTCATTAAAAACCGATTCATCGAAGGTAAGCCCTACGCTATTGGTTCCGAGCCTGACCTTAAGCCCGGACACGAAGGCTGCGATAGATTTTTTATGACCCGGATCGACCCAATCGATCCGCGTATTTCTTTGATCGCTGGCGACGTTGTCCACAACCTCAGAAGCGCGCTCGATCACCTCGCATGTAGCCTTGTTGAGGTGGCCGGAAACTCGGTCACGGAACGGACGATGTTCCCGATCTTTCACGGCGACGCAATTCACGAAGCCTCTTTTAGACGAAAGGTAAACGGAATGCGGAACGCTGCGAAGGATCGAATTCGAGCTACCGAACCTTACTTGGGAGGGAAGGGTCACGATCTCTGGGTACTCCACAAACTCGACATTGCCGATAAGCACCATGCTTTGCTCACAACTCTTATCCGCGTCGGTGATATTAGAATCCAACCGCGAGGCGGAAGCTTTAACTTCGTTTTCCCGCGCTTTGCTGTTCCTAACTTCGGTGATGCGTTGGAAGTGGGCAAGCCATTCTTTACCTGCGAACGTGACCGATACGACGACACCAACGTCACCTTTGACATAGCTATCAGCGAGTCTAATGTCCCACCTAGACCAATTAGCTGGGCCATGAAGCGTCTGATCGCCACCGTCGATAATCTGATTCTTAATTTCAAGTCCGATCTTGTGTGAGGTGTCATTCATCGCAGACACCTCCGCACATAACCTTTTGAGTCAGACCATTTAAATTGCGCGGGTTTTGGGTCAGAAACGACTTCTGAGGCAAAGCCATTTCGACCTCAGACCAATCTAGTGATCTTGCTGTCTCCGCAAACTTCTGCGGATTCTTTATTACGTCTCTGAATACAAATCGCCGGGTCATGCGCTACTCGAAATCGAGATGGCTGCTACCATCGCACAAATATCGACGTTCGAATCATCCGCTTCTAGTTCGAACAGGTCGCCATCAGGGTTAATGCCGAGACCGTGTTTGTGTGATAGCGCCGTTAACTCATCAAGAAACGCTTGTATTTTCTCGTCGCTCATACCGTAACCTCTTCCTCTTCTTCAACAGGCTTCCCGTTCTTACTTGGCTGCTGAACTATTCCCGGCTGAACTTGGGGCTTCGGCCCTATCATCGCCGCCAGTTCCGCCTCATCTTCTGGCACAGGTAAGCCCGCCTGTTCGAGTGAATAGCCTATTATCTGTGGTGTAAGTGTAATCCCTGCACCTGACAATTTGGAAATAAAATCACCTAGTTCTGTTAGATCTACGGACTCAATATCACCGTGAGTTAGCAGAGGTGGTTTGTCAAATGATTTGCCGTTCAGTCTCAGTAATTCCGGTATGGGCCCGCGGTTGATCACTTCACAGATTGAATCCAACCACGCTCCAAGAGCAACAGAGAACATTGCGGTTTTATCCGAACTGAGCGCAAACGATCCAACCTTCTCATGGCCCAACAAAAGGAAGTCGGCCATCAATGTCATTAAAATTCGCTGGTCGTAACGCGCAATGATCTTGTTAGTATCGAACTGGCGAGTGCTGCCGGTGCTTACCAGCTTGAAGTCAAACTGCTTTTCTGTCGTATTCGGAAACACATCTGAGGGAAGCAAGATGCCCGCTTGCTCGTCATTCTTTATCCGCGTAACAACGTTTTGGCAGTATTCCTTGACTGCCAGCTTATTCGCATCGTCTGTTGTCGCGTTAATGTACTCGGCTGGAATATACAGCACTGGTAAGCCGGCGAGATCTCTTTCGATTCCGATGCCTTCAATGTTTTCTATCCTAGATTTGAAATACCACGGGCGGTAAACAGAACGGAGTAAGCTGTGGCCTTCTGGGTTGGATTTTCTAATTGAAGTTCTGAATAGGATGGACTTCTCTAAGGGGATCGTTACCGCCCGATAATCTGGCGGCGCTGTCTGCACCATCGCAACCGTATTACCATTCTCATCAAACTCCCACCGATCAAGTGACTCTTGTGAACGTATCGCCCATTTATGCCAACCGACCGTGCTATCAGGTCTTCGCTTATATACCTTTTCAAATAATGCCCAACCCCAAGGAAGAAACGTAAAGATCTCGGCTAACGTCTCCTTCCAAGGTTGCTCCATGTCGTCAAGACAGGCTTTAACAAGATCCGCATTCTCCTGATCTGTAACATCATCAGAAGATGGCTGAACATCCCACGTCACCTGACGAACCAGCATTTCAATCGCAAAGAACATGGAAGCGATCACCGGATCGTTCCACAACATTTCCTTAACGACTTTGCGCCAGCGAGTACCTGATAACTCTCTTAGAAACTCTTCCTGAACATAGCCAGAGTTTTGTATGAGTCCAGTGCGACCTAATTCAGAATTGAGCTTGACGGGCATCGGGTTAGTTTAGTTTCTCAACACTGTTTATTTATCGAAGTACCCAGCCACTTACCTGATCGATTGCGATCGGTTTTACGGTCTCGAGTTGTGGTTTCTGCGAAGCGCGATAAGCCATCGCTCCGGCAACGAGGGAATCAGGCGGGTGTCCTGACCCGCCCAGATCCTCATTTGTGCAATACCTGTGTTCACCCTCACAGTAACGAATCTTTGCTGAAACGATATGTTCGCCCTCTATCGCTGCTATGTACTGAGTAAACACGTCCCCTCGTGTTTGTCCCGCCATGACGACGGCCTCCGCTTCAACTGTTTTATAGTCGTCAACAACGTCTCCGACACCAGTTGAGTCGTGACAAGCCGACCCGGGATACTTCGCTACTTGAGCATCGAACTTTGCCACCATCATCGGCCACGGCAATCTCCCGGTCCGCGTCCAACACACTCGCCGCATGGGCCTGACGTCAACCCTAAGCGTGTCGATTACGGTGAAGTCCTTTTTCTTTGCCCAGTCACATCCAGTCGCGTATCGCGCGCCCTTAACTGGTTCTTCAATAACGATTGTTTCACCTAACTTGCCTTCGTACTCCCCAAGTTCTTTACGGAAACAAAGATCAACCTTCTCTGGCAGAATCGCACGCCCCTCGGGGCTGGGTTCCTGGAGATCGTATTCAGCCTTCCACATTGCATCGGTAACCTCACCGCGCTTCGACTCGATCTCTGATTCAGTCAACCATCCGTCTGGCTCTGCGGAGCTTTCCTTGTAGCACCATTCATATATCGGCCAATTCTTTTCTGCTGCGCGTTTTAGTACCTCAGTAAACGTTGCGTCAGGAT